GCTAATAAATCATATCTATCTCCTTGAGTTGAATAAATATAAATATCAGAAGAGTCTCTAGGTATTTCAGGATATTTAACATTTAAATATCTTGGGATGTAGTTAGTTGAATCTTCTCCTGGAAGTATAATTGGTTGTTCAGTATTTTGATATCTACTCATTTTTATTTTTTATTATTGTACACCACTACCTATAGATAATATTTTTAATCTGTTGTTAAACGATTTTAACTCGCTTTTGCTTAGTGTTTCTCTATGTTTTTCTAGCTTTTCATCAATTACATTTTGAGAATCACCAGGTATAACTTTAGCCTCGTTGTATATATTATCTAATACAATACCATTTCTTAATAATTTTCTAGTACCTTCACCACCAAGCAGCATAGCACCAACTTCCATTTCATTTTGTATACCAACAGATTTTTGATACTCTTGTTGTATGCCCGTTATTAAAGACTCTCTTTGTATTTGAGTATCATTACTACCATCGTTAGGAAGTAAAGCTAATTCTTGCTTGTATGAATTAATTTGGTTTTTTATATCATTAAACCTACCTCTATCAGACTTAGTGTGCATTCTGTTCATTATAGAAGTATAAGCTATACCAGGACCGTTCATTGCACCACCAGTTATAATTGAACTAGCAACAACATCTTCCCAACCATCAAAGTCAGCATCTTTACCTAGTATTACAGATTCTGAGGCTACGTCACCAAAGTGTATTATACTTTCTTCTAACACTTCGCCCATTGTTCTTTTACCAAACTCAAGACCAGCGCCAGCATAATACTGTAAGTTCTTTTGCGTTATAGCGTTTATTATATCATCACCAGGACCTTTTATAACACCTTTAACTAATTTACTAGCATTAGGTATTGTACCAAGAGTAAACGCAACACCACCTTCAATTAAACCTGTAACTATAGATTGTCCAACTATTTGTTCTCTAGACATGTCTTTTAAAGCTGACTGTTCTTCTAGCGCGGCTCTTTGATTTATATAATCTTCATAAGACATAAAGTCTTTATTTTCTTCTAGCTCTTTTAACTTTTCATCAGCAGCTATAGCAGCATTGTGCTGTATTGTTAAGTCAGCGTATTTAGATGTACCAGAGTTTAAACCAAAAGCAGTAGATGTTAAAGCGCTGGCCACAGTAGCGCTAGCACCAAAAGCGGTACCAACACCCTGGGTAGCGACGGCCAGCATTATGTTTGGTGCTTGTTGAGCTAAAGTTATAAGAGAATATCTACCACCTTGACCAGTTGCTCTAGCTGTTTTAAAATCTAAAGCCTCTGTATAAGCCGCTGCACCTTCTTGTCTACTTTTGTGCATTGCTATAGCTTCTTCACTACCAAATAAAATAGGTATAGTAGCGCCTATACCTCTAACGGCATCGCCAAATTGATCAAGCATAATATCAGAAAGATCATTTTCTTGATTTGCAAATGTAGATATTCTTTCGTTATCCTGATTGTTTGTAAACCAGTTTTTGTATCTGTTAGACTCTATTGTTAGCTGTGTGTTATACTGTTTGTCAAGACTGTTTTGTTTTTGAGTATAAGTGTTTAGTAGCGGTTGGTATTTGCTAGCTAAATCACCTTTTGCTACATATAAAGTCTTTCCATTAGAATCTTTTTTAGATGTAATTGTTACACCATCGCTTTGAGCTTCTTTTATTACAGATCTAATGTTTTGAATATTTTGTTCAGAGTTTTTCTTATAATCTGATTTTATTTCCTCAACATTAGCTTGTATTTCTTTTTCTTCTTCTGCTAAGTTAATTTGCAACTGTCTAGCTTTTACTTTAGTACCATATTGAACTAGTAGTTTAGCATCTCCATTGTTTAATCTTTCTGTATACTTAGCGTTCCATATTTTTTGATTATCATTATTTATTTGTCTATCTAATGATCTGTCAAATATAGTTTTACCATCTTCATCTTTTTCTTCGCTTTTAATTAAAGCTTGTTCAAATATTTTTTGATCTTCTTCACTAAGCCTGTTTTTAACTTCATCTGAAAATAAATTTTTAAACCTAGTTGATTTATAGTTTTCATCACCCTCTATAGGTAAATTTAAAAACGACTCGATCATTTTCATACCATCGTCAGAAACTCCTTTAAATAATATTTGAGCATCACGAAAAGCTTGTTTACTATTGTGATAATTATTTTCAGATGTTTCTTTTGGTATTGTATAACCAGTCGAATTTTGTATTTGCTTATATATTTCTTGCTGTTGCTCAGCTGCTTTTAAACCGTCTTTCTCTAATTGTTCTCTATCTTCTAAACTAAAGTTTTCTCTGTTTGATAAATACTCTTGTATTTCTGCAACACTAGCGCCTTTCATTTCATCACCTCCATATACAACTTCACCGTTTTTTCTTATTTCATATGTCATTCCGCTTGAAGCGCGGCCACTTTCGCTAACGGTTGTTTTTCTATTACTACGCTCTACAATTTCTAAACCTATATTTTTATAGGCTAAATTAGCTCTTTGTAAGTCATCATTTTCAAATCTTTTTGTGCCAGTACCTCTAGCGCGTGTATCAGCACCAACTAAAACGTTGTAACCAACACCTTCTTTAATAACATTTTCTTTTGCTCTATCTAAATCTACTTTTAATATATTTAGTTTAGCTATAGATTCTTCACTACCATCAAGCTTTATAGTCTCTTCTTTTCCATCAGGTCTTCTAACAACAACATTATTACCTGTTGTTGACTCAATACCAAAGTTTACAGAAGCATATTCATCTCTAAATTTACCTACAATGTCGTCATTATTTTTTGAAGCCCAAGTTACAGAGTTACGCCAATCAAAATCACTGTTTTTAGTCATTGCAGCAACCTCTTTTGCCTCTGCTGCTTTTCTATCTTTTTCGTCTTGCTCCGATTGTTTTTTATCGTTAGCAATTTTTTGATTAGCTATTTTTTGGTTTTCTATTTCCTGAGCTCGTTGCTGAGCATATACAGCTTGTCTATTTTTTATAAATGTATCAATTAAAGCTTGAGCTCGCTGCACAGGAACCCTATCAGCCTTCATTTGAGCTACCGCGTCTTTAAGTTTTTGTTTATCTTGAGGATTTAAATACATATTAAATTAAACCGTAAGTGTTTAGTTGATCAGATTCTTTTTTATAAGATTGAGCTACATCTTGTCTCATACCGCCGTAGTTCTTTTCTAATATAGCTGTGTAGTAACTACCAACAGCTTTTTTAGTATTGTCTTCTTTATAAAAATCGTTTTTAGGATTAGTTAATGCATCATGTATTTTTTCAACATCTTCTTCTGACAACAACTTTATTTCTTCTGGATCTATTGTACCATCTCCATCTAAATCAAACTTTGATTTTTTATTTTCTGTACCATCAGCGCTGTGAAGTGTATCAATACCAAGAGAACCATAGTCTAAACCAGCAATGTATTGCTTAATATTTTTAGACATAGTTTCTTCACCAGTAAACACATTATCATTTAATATAGATTGTATGTTTGCTGTTTCTAAAATTTGCATTACTTTTCTATTTGTAACTTCTTTGTTAAAAGGTTTGTATTTATCGCTGTCTGTACTTAAACCTTCATTTACAGCAGCTTCTTGCATTAAAACCTCGTTTATACCTAGCAAATCATTATGAGTTGCAACATCTCTTTTAGCGTTGTCTAGTATTTTTTCAAGATCACCCTTGCTATACAACTTACCGTCAGGACCTTTTATTTTAGACACACCGTCTTCAAATACAACTTCAGTATTAGAATCTAATACAGAGTTTAATAAATCTTGAGTGTCTGCGTCTAATCCTTTTATTAAGTTTGGCATAGCTTTACCATCAACACTTTTAGTATCTATAGTTTGTGCAACGTCTTTTCTAAAATCAACCCACGTTGCAGTTGTTGCGCTCAAGTCGTTTAACTGTCCTAATATTTTTTGCTCTAAATCTTTGTCACCGCTTTGAACAGCATTATCGTATTCATTTTGTAATCTTTCTACTTCAGGTCTATAAGCGTTTAAATAATTTTCATTTAATCCACCGCTTCTATTTAATACTTCGGTAGCAAGATCTTGCCCTGTTTTTTTACCATCAGATATTCTTTGAGCTTCTGTTTTAGCATCAGCTTCTCTTTTATTAGCTAAATCAGTACCTAATTTATTAAGATCTTTACCAACTTTACCTAAAACATCAGTAACTCTACCCTTGCTCATTTCTTTGCGGGCTTCTGACATTACACCTTGTCTATATGCGTTTACTAAATTTACATTCATATCTTTATTGTTGTTGTTTCCAGAAAGGGTTTTGGAAATCCATTTTACCTCCTACACCACCTGTTAATGCATTAGTTACTCCACCTGCAGCGCTTGTTATTCCGTCCCACTTTTGTTGATTAGCCATTTGTTCTTTCATGTTTGCGGCTTGCATGTCTGCAGCATCCATACCCATAAGTGTAGCTATTTTATTTTCTTCGTCTTTTCTTTTTTGAACTTCACCTTCTATTTGAGCATCTTGTATTCTACTAGCCTCAGCTCTTTCTAATTGTTGATTTTGAGCTTCTTGTTTACCAATAGACACAGAAGCAGTCTTAGCATCCATAGCACCTTGGTTAGCTAGTGTTTGTGCTAACGCTGCTATACCAGAGCTACCTGCTGATTGCTTCATTTGACTTAATATGTTTGCTTGGTTTTGTTGCTGTTGCTCTCTCATGAACTCTGCTTCTTGTTGGTTGACTGTTAGATCTTCCATTTTGTTTTCCATGTTCATGTAAGGATTACTAGTGTCTAAAGCTGCAAACTCGGCTTTTCTTTTGTTCATCTCTGCTTTAGCCGCGGCAGCTTCAGCAGCAGCAGCCTTTTCTCTTTTGTTAGCACCAATAGCTTTAGCTACACCAGCACCTACTGTTACAGCAGCAGCACCGACTAGTAAAAAACTCATAGTTTATTTATTTTGATTAATGTATTCTTCATATTCTTTTATATCTTTTGCAACAATGTCTTTTTCTAATTGTTGTATATCTTTTGTGTTTGTTGGGTTTTTATGTATGTTTACAAATATACTATCTTCATTAGCATATATAACTCTTTTAGTTCCTGGCTTAGCAACAACATAGCAAGGTGAAATATAATCTTCAATACCATTTTCTGTAGCTACAGATATACCGCCCGATAATAAAAACCAAACATGTAAGTGTTTATGTATAGCTCCTACAACAATTGAACCCCGTGTCATAGACATTTGTCTTACATATATACCATCTGCAAAAGTGTGTTTTAAAGGAAAGTGTTTAGAATCCTGATGAGTAACAATATTAACCTCATCAGCTTTAGTTATCAAAGCCTCTTGAAAATCTAAGATTTTCTTACGACTAGATAATTTTATATCTTTATTCATATTTAATTTAATTATAATTAAATAATCACACTTTTTTTACGTTATTTACTACTTTCAAATATATCTACAGCAACTCCAAACAATTCTGATGTTATTGTACTACTATTTTTCATTTTAATCTCAGCATAGTAGCCTAAAACACTACTTAAATTTGCTTTATTATCTTTCATAAAAAATATATAAGAGTTGTTTGGTGGTGTTGCTAAATGGTTTTGTATTGTTATAGTGTTACCACTCACAGCGGTTATTGTTCCAATACCAACAATGTTTGATTGTGTTGCTACAGAAAAACTACCAGAAGATGATGTAGGCACATAGTATGCAAAGTCACCTACTTGGCAAGATACGTTTAATGGTTGACTAAATGTTAATGTTACTGGCATATTATGTTATTGTTATAAAATTAGGTTGTAATATAATGTTACCATCAGGTATTAGTGATGTTGATTTTCTACCGTACTTTTTAATTCTAAATGTACCAGTTACTGTTACAACTGTAGCGCCTTCATTTATAGTTGCTGTAGCTGTTTCTAAATCATAAATATAATCACTAGTAAATTCTATTGTAGAATCTTGAGGCAGCACAGCGTTAGTTGCAACAGCTAAAACAACGCTTGTGTTAGTGTTTACAGTTGCTACTTTTGTACCTGCTGGTATGCTAGAATTAGTTGCTATCATACCAACTTTTATACCTGTTGTATTTGATATAGGTAAAGTTGTAACACCAGAGCTTTGATCGTTATCAACATAAGCTTTTGTTAAAGAACCTACAAAGTCTCTTGAGTTAGGTTGTCTGTCAAGCGTCATTGTGCCAGACTGTTTTGTATATGTAAACGTAAATGTTTTTAAACCTGACTTCTCACCCATTTCTGTTAGCTCTATGTTACTATGTATAGTCGTGCTACCAGAAGAAGCTAAAGCTGTTTTAGTTCCAGGAGTAAATGTTTGATTACCCGTTTCATCTAAAACTGTAAAGTTTAATTCGTTAATAGCATCAGGTGCTGTGCTACCAATAGGTAGAGTTCCAGCAGAACATATTACGCTATAAGTACCAGCGCCATTGCTAGGTATAGCTATGGCAAATTCTTTTTCAAATATACCTACAACACTACTTTCATCTGAAGCAGCAAAAGTTTCTGTTGATACATTGCCACTTCCTTCGCCAAGAGCTTCAAAAGTTTGGTTTGTAAAGTTGTAAGTTGATTCAATAGCATTTCCAGCAGCATTTAACTTAGCAATTTTTAATCCAAAGTTACCAGTTGCGTTTGATCTTATTGTTATACCTTGACTACTATTTATTCTAGCAGTAGGTGGTGTTGAAACAGTTGTTACTCTACTACTAACTGTTGGTAAGTCTTGAACTTGGTAAGTAAATCTAACATCGTGTAGTAAACTATCAAAGTCTGCAGGGTCTGGGTCTAAACCAGAAACGCCAATAGGTGGTTGATAATTTATCTCTATTACAGAGTTTTGTATTCTTGTTGTTTGACCAGTGGCAGTGTGCATTGTGTCTACTTGGTTAAACGTGTAGTAGTTTTCATAACCAGCGTTTGCACTTAATGGGTTCCAAAATACGTTAACACCTTTATTACTACCAGGTAAAGGGTTTAGATGACGATCACCTGTAGCAGCAATAGTGTACTTAGCTACAGTTGTAGTTTGATTGTTTGCAACAACACCGGTATGTTTATCTGTTACTGTTGTGCTAGCATAACCATTAGCGTTTGTTTTTGTTATACCAGATATAGTTGTATTGTTAACTGTAGAGTTTGCTTGAGGCGTATAACTAACTCTAACAACAGAACTTCTATTAGTTGAATTAGAACTTGTAGAAGCATTATGATCAACATCTACATAGATATTCTTATTTGCACTAGGCATTGTAAATGAGTTATAAAATATTAAAGCCTGTACTGTGTTACCAGGATCTCCAGCTATACCGTTATTTCTAAACTCTACTTTAGAAACTTCAGGATCGGCGTTCCAACCTCCGGCAGCTGTATAAATATAAACTGTTGAATTACCAGAGCCGCTTGTTGTAGCTGTTCCACCTGGAACTGAAAAGTCTGCCGCGTCTAAATCTATACCAGAATAAACCGTTTGGCCTGATGAATTTAAAACTTGATTAGTTAGCTGAGCGTAAACATTACCTGTACCAGTGCTAGCACCTTCTGTTTGCGTTATGGTTGGACCATCTAAAACTCTAAAGCCAGAGTCAGCACCACTAGAGTCCCAATTTGTACCGCTAGACGATGTATTATTAACTCTAACAAATATTTTGTATGACTTAGATGTATTACCACTAGCATTTACAGAAGCAACTCCTAAACCTTGAACAGAAAACTCTCTTTGATCTAAGTTTGTCTCTGTTGATGTAACACCTTTTAATGTAGCAAACCATTTACCCTCTTTGTTTTTAAACTCTATGTTTTCAGCATCTTGTAAATCTGTAACAAGAGTATCTAAATACCAACCAGCTTTAGCATTTAAATTGTAATACTCACCATCTGTATAATTAACACCACCTTGTGCTACAGTTGAAAACTCTGTTATTCTAGCTTGAGTACCTTCGTAGTTTATTAAGTTAAAACTTTTTACAGAACTAGGCATTTCGTTAAATATCATTGTAATATCAGAGTAAAATTGAGTGCCATAAAAATTATTTGCAACAGCGTTTGTATGGTGTTTCCACATAGAACCTTGTCTTAATGTGTAATACTCGTTATTTAAACTAACACCAAACTCTAAACCTGCAAAATCTCTAAAACTAGTCCAACCTTTAGCATTGTCATTCCAACTTATAGTTGTTGTTGTAGGTCTGTATTGATAACGACCGTTCATAGTAGCAAGTGTTAAGTTGTACTCTGATTTTTTATCATCATAACTACCTATAGCAAAAGATATATTTTTTAAGTTATCGTTAAAATAATCTTTCATACCAACATCAGATATTACTGCTATGCTATTTCCTTGAAGTTTTAATACTTGACTTCTCATTTGATCACACCAGTATATAGCATCGGCTGTAACAGCTACAGATTCTGGGTTTGTAGATATACCATACTCGCCAGGTATTGGAGTTGCACTACCTAATACTTTGTTACTAGCAGCAACATTTGAACCGCCATCAGCGTTGAATAACGCATCTTTATTTGTTAATATACTTAATATTTTATCTTCACAAAAAGTTATAGTATTAGTATTTCTAGCTACTATTTTTTGTATGCTACCGTGGCTTGGGTTCAAATCTTTTGTTATTGGCTCAGCTTGTATAAATTGGTTTAACCTATTAACACCGCTAATAGAGTTAAATATACCAGACCATATAAAACCACTACTTCTATGTTCTTCAGCATAAGTAGTAGCAGCTACAGTAGAAGCTTTTACACCGTTAGTTAGTTGTGTTAAATTAAAACCATCTCTAACTCTATCAGACTCTATACCATTACCAAATGAAAAGCAATTACTCCAACCTAGCTTTATAGGATTAAAGTGTGGAGCTCTCCAAGGCACTGGACCACCTTGTGGATCTGTTGGTGCTTTACCAGTTAATATACCTACAGCTGTATCACCAGCAGCGTAGTTACCAGCTTCTTTAACAACATATAAAGATATACACGATCCGTCATATCTTTCAATTGCCACTACTTGATTGTGATTAATTGCATCAGTTAGACCCATATTGTTATCAATAGTATTTCTAACTGTTACGTTTGTAATGTCTTTATTGCCTGTAGAGTTTACAGCTGTTATCTCATATATAACTTCTGTTATACCATCTGCCGCTAGATGAAAGTTGCCAGATGCGTTTCTAACTTTAAAAGTAGAACCAAGAGGTAATAACAACTCATTATTATCAGCATCAACATTAAGAGGTAAATAACCTGTAGCTTCGTAATATATATCTAATCCAACATCTTCTTTAGGTTCTGTTTCCCATATAGCAGGTTTTTCTGTAGATAACTCTGATCCTCCACTTTCTGAAACAAAATCTTGTTTTAATATGTCTATACCAGTTACGCTTGAAGCGTCATGCTTCATTAAACTTAAAACGTCAAACTCGTTTGGATCCATTGGACCGCCGCCATCAAGTCTTTCAAACATAATATTAAACATGCTACTCTTACAACCAGTATCATCTTTATCACATCTAGAGCAATGGTTTAAGTTTCTACCAAAGTTATAAACTTGCGCTGCCCCACCTCTTTTTATAACTTTATAAGCTGTTTGAGTTGGATCATCTCTAAATCTAAATATAGTTCCAGGAGTTTCCATAAAAGTGTAAAACTGATGTACTCTTGACTGTGCGTCTCTGTGATCTGCAAACCAACCTAAAAAACCAAAAAATATTCTACTATAACTACTGTAGTGTCTTAAAACACCAGCATTACTACCACCACCACTTCCATAGCCGCCAAGGTGAGAATCATGAACACCATTTTTATTAGCGTGTCTAGCAAGCCCCGTAGAATTCCAGTTAGAAGTTTCCATAACTTTTATTCCTTCCATGTAAAGTAAATCAGAGTTAGCATCAGCAGATGAAAACGCTTCCCACCAATCTTTTGTTCTACCATGAGAAGTATTACAATGACCAAACTCTTCGTTGCTAGCGCTAAAAGAATTTATACCACTACCAAAAGCATTTTCGTTAAAATCAGTGTAATTACCAGAGTGATAAGTGTGCGTGTGACCTAAGCTACTAGTCGCTGAAGAGGTTGGATGTGCATTAAAATATTGACTACCTCTGTTTCTTGGACCTATTAAAAGTCTCATATTAAAAGAATCAAATATACTTAATGCTGTTGAAGGGTCTTGGTCTACCATTACAGCATTTTGTAGTAATAAATCTTTATAAACTTTTACAAAAAATCTACCATTAAACTCTGGTCTGTTAGTAACAACATCTTCTCTTAATTCTAAAGAATAGCTAATAGTACCAGACAATATAGATGACATATCCGCATCGTCTCCAAACTTAGTTGCAGTTCTTATACTAGTGTCGGTACCACTAAGCTTTTTTATACTAACAACTTGAATCCAGTCTGTAGTTGCTGTGTTACCACCTGACTCACCAATTATTCTAGCATAACCATAACCACTAGCTACTTTTGACCATGTATCTGTTAAAAATTTTTCTCTATCGCCAAAACCAGTTTCAAAATTAGTTTCTGAAAATATAAAACTAACAGCATCTTTATTTACTGTTGCGTTTTGTGAGTTTAAAACAGCTGTACCATGACTAACTTTTTTAGTTTTTATATAGTCAGGTGCGTCATTTTCAATAGCTATAATTTTATATCTAGCTTTTTCTAACACAGGTACATCTGAATCGTGTTGTTTTTTAAGTATTAAATACGTGTCTATATCTACTTTGTTTCTTTCTGCGGAAGGAAAACTAATCCAAACATTACCATCTTCAGCATCGTACCAACGATCCATTGCTAAGTTATAATATTCGTTAGAAGTTTCTTTTATATAATACTTTAAATATTTTGCCCAACTAGGAACACTAGTTCCAGCATAATCTAATCTAGCTTTTATTTGGTTTAAATTAATAGACCATTTTTTATCTAACGTTACACTACTACTTTTCTTTGGAACAAGCACTGGTGTTTCTCTACCAAAATCATCGCTAAATACAACACCTAGTTGATATGTTCTAAGAGTTTTTACTGAAGGAAAACCAGTTCCACCTGGTTGTTTATAGTTTTCACCGTAATTATGAGCAAAAGAAACATTTAAGTCTATATCACCAGCTAAATCATAATTTTGCTTGTAGTTACCAAACACTAATCTGTTGCCAGTTATAGCTAAAGTTTTTGCACTTTTAGGTACGTTGTCATAAGGCCTTAGCAATTGATTTGCTTCAACAACAGCGTGTATCATTTCAGAAGTTATAGTATAAGAACCTCTGTTTCTATTGTTAGTTCTATCTGGCCATTCAGGATTATCATTTTTTGGTGTTAACGTTTTTACAGTATAAATGTTTGGGCTAGACTCTTCTTTGTATAATAAATCTATAGCAACAACTTCAGCAGGTACTAAACTAAACTCGTGGAAATAATCTTTTAAAGTAACAAACTTTAATCTGTTTGTCATACCTATATTAAAACCTTTTTTAGCTACATAATCAAAATCACCAGGTATAAAGGCAACTTGTGACCAAGGAGCATACGCTGAGTATTCACCATCTACGTATTTATATCTATAAGAAAATCTAGGAAATTTAAATTCGAAAAGGTTAACATCACTTTCTAGTTTTAAAGCAAAGTCAGTGTCTACGTTTTGAACGTCTTCACTTACAGAGTTTATCGTTAACTCATAAGGACCTGTTGAACCGCCATTGTTTGGCATACCACCAGGAGCGTCTGATATAACCGCTCTAACTAAAGCGTCGGTACTATCTAAATCATCAATGTTGGCAGTCATATCATCAGTTAATATAACTATATCACCAACACGTAAATCTATAGGGTTTATAAAGTTAATATTACTAACAATATCACCTGGCTCAAATACATCACCATTATTATCTCTAAATTTTGTTTGTGCTGATAAAACACCACTTGTAGCGTTAGCATCACCTAAATTACCACTTGATAAAACAGGTATTCGCTTCATAACTGTATCAGACATTTCAAGTCTTAATGGAAACTTTGGGTTTGGTTTTATTACTGTTACATCCTTAAGTCTTGAAAATATAGGTTCATTATCAGCTCTAGACATAGCTAGCTGATTATCTAAAGATATTCTTGTATGAAAATGAGCGTTATCTCCTAAAAATACTTGTTTACGGTTTGAGTTACCTGAAGCTAAATTTGTAGCTGCAGATCTAGCAACCGTGTTATCCCAGTCTTTTACTCTAGCATTACCACCAGTACCTTGTATACTTCTTTTTATATTTACTTTTTTAGGTTCATTGTTACCGTCTGTAAAAAACAATAAACCATCAATATGGTCTATTGAAGTTATTTTTACAAAAGGATCAAACTGTAACACTCTGTCTATTATAAAAGTTGGTTTGTCACCAACTGAACTAGCAACAGCTTCTGATAATACTATATGCCAACCGTTTGTACCATCTCTAATAACATCTTCAACAGTAACATTGTCATTTTCACTTATGTAATATGTGTTACCATTAGCAACTGTATTACCATTAGGCGCTGTTATATTACCACCACTACCATTTGTAAAAGTACCTACTATTTTCATACCTCTTCTTATACCGGTATAATTATAAGCTGTACTTAATCCAGATGCTACTCTAACTTTATTACTGTTAAGTGCTTGGTTAAGCGTTTCTTTTACTTTATATATATCAACAAAAACATATTTAGAAGTTTGTGTTATAGTGTCATACTCTATAATATAATCTTTAAATATTAAAGGTTGAAAACCTTGTAGTTTAGGGTGACCACCACCAGCAACAAAGTAATATATAACATCTTTTTCAGGCAACTCGTAAACACCAACACAAGTAGAATAATCTGCTAACACTATATTTGAAGTTACCTCAGTGTTACCCATTACTGTCTGTACAGATCCCATATCTGATCCGTCAGAACTTACTATTTGTACATTGTTAGCATCACGATATTGACCAGGTTCCACGAGTCTTTCATCGCGGTCTTTGTTCATTTTTGCTTGCCCAAAATTTCTTTTTAGTTCTGCCATTAATTAGTGTTTAATCCATTTAGATTTACCTCTCATTATTTGAGCTATCTCTTCAATTTTTATATTTGATAATCTTATTTTTGCTTTTCTAGTTTCTGCAAACTTTTCTTTTTTAAGTAATGCTAACATACCTGGCGGTTGTTGCATTCTAGCCTGCATACATCCGTATAATACATGCTTTATCATAGCCTCTTGCGCAAACTTATGAACAATCATATCTTGCTCTGTATGTATTTCTGTAGACCAAGGAGAACCAGTACCTACACCACTTTGTAAAGTACCAACGCCGTCGCTTATATATTTTAGTGTTATAACTCTTCCTGTTAAATTACCAGACAAATGCAGTCTGCCTTTTAAATAATCTATGTAAAAAGATCCATGAGCGTTCATGTGTCTTGGTTCAGATCCAAATCTTTGACCTTCTTGTAAGTCGTATATATCATATTGATCAGCATCAGTTTGATGAGGTGTTGCCACACCTGTGTTACCACTCAACACACCAGTGTTTACAGTGTTACCATGATAATCAAACCAAGTGTTAGAATCACTAGCATGAGTAGCAGCTCCATCGCTATCAAACTCTAAGTAATAATCATTATCTTGTTGGTAAGGAGTAGGGTTGCTAGTAACAATAGCAGGCATTAAAGTTCGCTCAATACCATCATCACCTTTATAAGTAACTTTTGTATAACCAACAAAATCTATTGGTAAGGCCATAACTAATGAAGGTGGTATTTCTATTTCCATAGACTTTACAGATCTAAAAGTGTCAAAGCTTAATTCTTGCATTGATCTATAAGCGTGGTAAGATACATCTGATTTTCTAACGCCTTCTAATATTTGACCTTCTTGACAATAAGTTGCTAGAACATCATTAATAACGTCATCAATTTTCATAAACTGATAATTACCATATTGTCTATCATCACCAGTTAACTGTTGCGTGTCTTTACCTTCAAAATATTGTTTTTCTGTTAATGTTATTAAGTTGTTTGGCATGTTATATTATTTTGTTTGTTTATCGTTTTGTGCTTCTTCGTTACTTGCTATTTGCACTAAACCTGCTTTGTTTATAGTTATACCAGCTAATTCTAATATTTTTATAACTAAATTAGTTTCTTCTGATCTGTGTAAGTTAAAATCTACTGAAGTTGAAGCGTTATATAATGCTTGTTCGTTTACAACAACATATCCCCAGTTAACTTCTCTAGGTACTTCAGCTACAACTTCTATTTTTAAACCTGTTGTTAAAGGAGTTTTACCTGTGCTTTCTCTATATAAAGAAAAAGTACCGTCTGTGTTTTCTGTGTAATAAAAGTTTTCTTGATTGTTAGTGTGCCATCTTGAATTAGTTTTAGCGTCATATAATTCTTTTATATGATCTAAATCGTAATAGTCAACAAGTTGTAATGGAATACTAGAACCTCCTGTACCAGAATAGTACATTCTACCAGTTCTATATATAGATGATGATAATGGTGGTAAACTAAAACTACCATTAGCAGCAGTGTATGTCAAAGCAACGTCTGTTCCTTTGTATATAGATATTTTTTCTCTTAGTATGTTTACAGCGTCACCAAAATCTGGTTCTAATGGGTTGTTAGCTCCAGGGTTTGTTTGAGGTGCTTCTGCTCTTTTATTCATGTTTACCATTGCAGCTAAGTCATAGAAATACTGTTCAAATATATCTAACTGCGCTTGGTTAGCATGTAAGTTAAATTCTTGTGGCGTAATATAGCCTCTTTGCTCTTTGTTAGCCAGAGCTAACACTCTTTGGTAAACTGTATCTATACTTATGGTCGTTTGACCAGCTATTATTAATGCCATATATATTTTTTTAAAATAATGTAACCACCCTATATAAGGGTGATTACATATTATTGTTTTACTTTAATTGTTTTTCAATTGAAGTTAAAACCTCCATACCTTCATCAGTCTTAAACCAAGCGGCTAGAGCTGAATATGGGTGTTCATCAAAAGGAACGTTTAGTAGTTTTCTGTTGTTAGAACTCCAGGTAAAAATTCTTTGATCTGGTGAAAGTGTTAACAATCCATTTTCTGTAGCTTTTATACCTAAATTTCTTAAATGTATGTTATCGTCTTCCATTAAATCTAAGAACAATTTAGGATTTCTTTTAGCAAATACAAGTAAATCACGTTTAAGTTCCTTAGATGTCATTCTAGATACGCTAGAACCCAACTCTACACGCATAATTGCTTCAGTCATGTCTATATCTAGTGTTCTCGCAGCAACTAACGCATCAACTTCTAATTCTATATCAGCTAACTCGTTAATAGCTCTTTCTTGAGGTTTTATTTCAAAATAATGAGTACCATTGTGTGGGTGATATATCGACAAATACTTTTGTAATATAACTTCATTTTTAGGCACAGCTAAAATACCATTTCTAAAAACTATAGACCCAAGCAATTGATCTCCTTTCATTTCATCAACAAATACTGTTTTTTGATTTCTACAGTATTTTATTTCTCTTTCGTATCCAGCTTCTTCGTCAAACCAATATAATCCTCTAGCTCTTACTGTAAAAGTTAAAGGTGATTTGTCTCCAGCTAATCTGTATACTCTGTCTTTTATTACCCAACCGTCTTTTGATTTTTGCACGCTAGGCTCTTGTCTTTTTGGTTTTGGTGTTTCAACAACTGTTTCAACAACCGGCACCTCTGCCTTTTCTATTTTTTTTGCCATAATATAATATAATATAAGTTAATAAAATAAAGGGTCGAGGCCGAAGCCTCGATCCTTAATATAAATAATGCTTATGCAGCAGTCATTAGTAAGAAGTTGTTCGCTCCTTGAACTACTAAACATCTTTCTGATAAGAAGTGCATTTCCATCGCATCTAAATCAGAAGTAGTAGCACCAACTGAACCAGTAGTCCAAGTTTTGTACTTTCTGCTTTCCATATTAGAAGCTCTGAATCTTACGTGTAAGAAAGGTCTTTTTAGGTTTTTACCTAACACCTCATCATATACAGTAGATACACCTGCTGGTATCATAACACCAGTAATGTTACCGATAGATGCTCTTGTACCTTTATCATTTAGATATTTAAAGTCAGACTTATAGAAGTCATAAGAACCTCTTCTCCAACCAGTAAACCCTAAGTTTAATGCCATTTCTTCTGAGTTGTTAAATACTCCCCAAGAAGTACCACTTGAGTGGTAAGCATTTAAAGAAGCTAACCAGTCATCAAAGTTAAGAGTTACAGTTCTATTTAAGAACATCATGTTCTCTTCAATAGCACCTTGCTCATCTAACTTAGATAATAAGTCATCAACCTCAGCAGTTACAACACCATTTTGGAAGTCAGATGTTACGTGACCTCTATCGTTGATAGCTGCAAATAAACCTTCAGTACCAGTAATTTTACCAGCTGCACCAGTAATAGTTGAAGGTACCATTGGGTTTGAACCTGCGTTAGCAGTTGATTTTTCTGACTCAAGCATAGCCATTTCTAAGTAATCGTTGAAACGAGCTTTAGTATCACCAGAAGCTTTTAAGTACCAGTAGTAACCATTTTGTCCGTCTTCACCAGAAATTTCAACCCAACCGATTTGAGCAGCATCAGATCCAGAGATCTCATACTTGTCTTTTAATATGATTGGCTTGTTAGTTCTAGTTTGGAATTGTGGCTTGTTAGCACCTTCTCTACCAACAGATCCTTTAACATACTCAGAACCAAATACCATAATAGTACATGCTTCAGAACCTGTTAAACCAGTTGACATATCAGCTGCGTTAGTGTCATAAGCAAATGCAGTTATTACACCTGAAGCTACTGCGTTTACAAAAAACTTCTTAACAACTGTAGTTTTTCTAACTAAAAGCATGTCACCAGGTCTTACACCGTGGTTGTTACCTATTGTAACACCATCAACGTCTTTAGCTGCTGTCATAGTAATTGTTACATCACCATCAAGCGAACCAGAACCTTGGTTAGCAAGCGTACAGTTAGTATAAGTTAGGTGTAATCTACCCTGCTCTGACCAAATAACTTGATCAGAAGACATAGACTCTTCTGCACCTACTTTAGATAAGAAACCAGAGATAGTTCTGTTACCAAATATCTCAGCTTCTTTTTCAATTAAATCTGGCAAATATTGTTGCGCCCAACCTTTTTCATCAGCTGAAGTAAAATCAATATAGTTTGTTGCCAGTGTTTGTTTTATAGGAGCTGGTGTCATTTTACCAGTTCCTTGAAATGTTACTGCCATTTTTTAAAATTGTTTTTAAATTAATAATTAGTTTCGTGTTTTAATACGCAGTTTCATGTCATCTGAGCTATCACCTAAAACTCTAACTGTTATACCGTCTTTTGTCACTGAATGTGATTGTCTAGCAGTATTAACATTTTTAGCTTCAGATACTGACTCTTTTATAGCGTCAGCTCTTCCTTGCTCGTAAAAATGACTTGCAACCGCGTCAGGATTCATTGCTGTAAATAAACCTTTGTGATAACCTGCAGCGTCCTCCATAACACTATCTTTATTCAAAAACTTTTCGATAAAGTTGTTTATGTCACTTTGTTGCTGCTTCACTTTGTCTATATTACTAACATTGTATGTTACCTGCTTGTCACCAACTTTAAATTCAAAACCTTTGAAATCGTTGTTAAAAACCTTTTCGGTTTTATCTAAGAATACATCAGCTTGCATCTGTACAATTTTAGCTTGTTGCTCTTCTTCCTGCGTGTAGTTATTATAGAAATCAATTGCTTCTGCTTGCTCACTCGTAAGCTGTGCAGAATTACCTTTAATCTCTTCATAGTATTTAGACTTTTGCCCGTCTAAGTAGGCTTTAGCCTCAGCAACTTGCTCTTTTAAGGCTAGTTTTTTTCTTCTTATTTCTTTGTCATCAGCTTCGTCTTCATCGTATGAAAACTGATCTTCTAACATGAAATTAATTTCTTCGTTGTTAAGATGTGGTTTTGTTCTTTTATAATAGTCGTGCAAAACCTCTGAGTCATCTAACTCATTAACATCTGTGTTAAGTTTTACGTAGTCGCTTAAGCTACCGCCAGTTTCTTCCATAAATTGTCTTAGCTTTGCTAGGTCATCTTGCGTTACCTCTTCTTGTGCTTCAACTTCCGGCTGTACTTCTTCTTGTTCTTGTGTGGCCCCGGTGTCCTCGGGTTGAACATTCTCAACGACTCCTCCTTCGTCAGTATTATCTTCTGTAACTTCTGTTGTGGTTTCATTTTCTTCTGGTTTTGGTTCTTCTGGTATTTTTGTTAAATCTATTTTATAATCACCATCTTCATTTATTGATACCGGTGATTCTTGTTCTGTGGTTTCTTCCACAGGTTGTTGTGTAGTTTCTTCAACTACTTCTTTGTTTTCTTCCATGATATAATAATATTAAATAATTAATTAAACGTCCATATCCAAGCCTTGACCCATCACGTCATTACCTGATGATTCAAACTTTTCTGGACTTTCTCTTCGATCTTTACGATCTTCTTTCATACTGTCTTGTTGTACTTTAGCATCTGCCTCCATACCTTTGAGTTTTCTATTTATTTCAAACTCGTGATCCATCAACTCTTTTTTAAGCTTAGCTTCTTCTCTCATGTATTGTAACTGTAATTCGTTTTTAGTTTTTTCCATGTTCATTGCAGCTTCTTGCTTTGCTTGTTCTTCTTGCATTTTAGCTTGCGATGCAGCTTGTGCAGCCTGTTGATTTGTTTGTGACTGCATTTGCATATTTCTCTCAGCAGCTTGTTGGTCTTTTTCAGCTTTCTTTTTTCTACGTATTTTTAAAAGCTGATTAGCCATTTTTATATTTTTAACTTCACGTAAATCAATAGCATCGTCTAGGTCTATTAATTTTTGCTGTAAAGCCATTTGTATGTTGTTTTCTAATACTTGTTTTTCTTCTTCGTCTGGTTGTAAGTTTATAAATATACCAAAGTCATAAAGATGAAGTTCTTTTAACTCTTCTAGTGTTGCAACGTTATGAGCACCTATAGCTTGTATAAAAGCATCTTTTGTTGGTGAATACTCTACAATGTCAGATATTCTTAATGATAATTGCTCTGCAGCCTCAACAGTTAAAAACAAACTAGCATCTAATATATGTCTAGTTGCTACATTTGAATTAGCAGCGGCTAGCTTTTGTATACCTACTAACGATCTAGAATCTGGTGTTGAAGCGTCTCTGGCTTCGTTTAAACCGGTTACATCTCTAATCATTTGCAAGTAATAATTATAATTACCTATAAGTGATTGTAGTTTACCACCAGCACCAGCGCCATTTGATATTTCTTGTATTGGTACTTTACCAGGATTACCATCACCATCTTGAGTAAAAGATCTACCAATTACCGAACCAGTTTGAAAGAACATATTTAATGCTTCTTGTGGGTTGTAATTAGTACCATTACCTAAATCAACTTCTGCTAAACCATCAATATCTAAATAAACACCATCAGGCACCATACGAGATAATACTTGTTGTATTTTTAAATGTGTTAGCTGTATCATATCAGCAAAACCAGTTATTCTACTAACAACAGACTCTATTTTACCTCTATACATTTTAGGAGCAACTAACGAATAATTCATTTTAACTTTGTTAAAATTACTCTTATCTCTCATCATGTTATCAGCTTTTTGCCACTTTAACATAATATCTGTTCCTAATATTTTTGCTCCTTCAAATAATACCTCTTGTGCTTTTTCTAATCTTGTAAAATCAATTTGTTTTTCTGCAGGAGGATTAAACCTATCATCTTTTTTAATAGCTCTTTCACCACCAGTACTAGTCTTTTTAATTTTATACACATTGTTCATGTATGTCTTATAATTAAAATATAATACAGATACTTTATTTCTATCTCTATTATAGCTTTGCATTCTGTTGTCAGCCATTCTAGTATATCTCTTGTCTATCATTTCAAGATCAACTTCTGTTAACTGTGGAAACTCTTTTACAAGTTCGTTTATTGGTATGTATTTTACCTCACCTATATAATATATATCTTCAAAATATGGCGAGTCACTATGAGAGTAAACTATATTAGCAGGATCAACATATTGTACTTGAGCTCCTTCAGACCAGTCAAAAGTAGTTTTTACACAACCTATACCTAATACTGTTAAGTCTTCTAAACATCTTCTTCTAGTCAAATCGTATTTACTACCTTCTAATAAAACATTTATAGCTTGTTCATTTGCTAATTCAACTTCTTGTTTGTAAGTCAACTGCATGTGAAGTCTTAGTTCCTCTAATGTTTCTGGTAATTGTTCAGGATCGTTTTTAGAAAGATCCATATTAAATTGCTGCTTGGCTTGTTTATTAAAGTCTTTTGTTCTCATATCCTTTAATATACCTTCCATGTAGTCAGTTCTTTTAGCTACACCGTATTGATCTTGCGAATAAGCTTTAATATCAAAAGATCTATTTGCCATACCATTTACAACTATATCTACAAACTTAGGTATAATAGGTACTGGTGTCCAGTCTAAATTTAAATAAGACAAATCACCGTTTATAGATAACTCATCTTTATATTTTTGTATTGATTGTTCACCTCTCGCGTATAACCTAAGATTATGAAACTTTCTCTGTGTTTGAGAATATCGGTTAGAAGCAGGACCATCAAACCACTCTAGTTCAATAGCTCTAGCTACTTTTAACCCATACTTGTCAGAGACTTTTTCTAAGTCACTAACAACTTGAGAAGGAAATTCTTTATGTAGAGAATCTGCCATGTTATTGTTTAATTATTTTTGAATTTGTTCCTTTATTGCTATACTTAGCAATTTGTATATTTATCGGTGCTTTTTTCATTGCAGGGTTTGGCTTATACAAATGTCTATTACAAGCCATTATTGCTAACCCACTACTAATTGTAGCATCGTATTTTGTTCTTTTAGTAATATCAAATCTACTCCAATCATTTAAAGTTGTATTAAAATACATATTACCAATGCCTTCTTTTGTTTGTCCAACTTTTTCTTGTATATACATCTCTATTGCAGCAGCATGAGCTTGTTTTATGTCCTCACTTGTATTTGGTATTCCACCTATTTCTTTTTCAGTTGTTGAAAGTTTATTCCAAACTTTATCAGGACGGTTCATACTAAAACCTCTATAACCACGCCTTCTTAAATGATACAATAGACGAGGCTTATTGTTCTCAGCGAGCATTGGCATCCCGTAATAAATTAAAGCCATTAAAACGTCTTCAAAGAATATCTCAGCTGTTTGTGGTCTTGCTATATATTCTAAGAAAAACTGGCTTGGTGGTGCGTCTTCCATGCTAAACTTAGTTAACCCATGTAAAGCACCTTTTGAGCCTTTACCGTCTACAGTACCGCTAATATCGTAGCTGTCGCAGCCAAAAGCGCCCATATGATCGTTGCCAGGATATTTGATTCCATTTTTTATTATTATATTGTTTTGCAAGTGTACTGGTGGTACCCAGCTTACTTTAAATCTACCTTTTGGATCTGGATAAAATATAACTTTAGTGTCTTTTACTCCGTTAACCCATTGAAAACTACCTGTTGAAATACCTAATGTTCTTGACATTTCTTCGTTGTAGTCTATTTGCTCGTATATTTTAATAAGATTAAATATACTGTTTTGTGCCTCATCTCTAAACGCATGCTCTGTAGTTCTTGGAAACTGTCTATAAAACTCGTTTAATGCGTCTTGGTCATTTTTTAAACCATCAGCTTCATTTTGCCAATGATCAATTACACCTATATCTATTAACTCTCCGTCTGGGGCGAGGACATCATCACTAGGCGTATCAAAAACAGGACGTCCGTATTCGTCAATAAAGCCTTCGTAGTTCCATTCCATTGGGATAAAGAGAGAATACAAGCCAGACTTTGTTTGTCCATTCCTATTTCTTTGAGTAACGTCTGATGCATTGTATAGTTTTTTAAAGTTATCACCTCCTTTATCTAACGCGTTTGATGTTGACCCCATCATACACTTACCAATAATTCTACTACCTAATCTTAAACAAGTTTTTGTTACTCGCCAGTTGTTTAATATGTTATCTGGTCTTTCCCACTTACCACTTTCGTCATGTACTAACAGTTGAAGTTTTTCCCCGTCATAACTGTTGTCACCTGTATTTTTCCAATCAATAGTAGTATCAAGTCCAACCAAGTCTTCCTGCTTCTCGTTAGCAGTAATTTTTTTACGCGTGAACTTACTTGCAGGAACCCTATAAGCAAGTTCAGACTTAGGTCTATCCATACCGTCTTGAATCGGTTTGAAAAAGAACGGGTAATTAACCGATATTGGTACAACCTTGTCTGTAAACATTTTTTTAGCATCAGCTCCAGTTTTTGATAATATACCAAACCTTGCATCGCTAGATATTGTGGCTTGGTTAACTGCTTCAGCTGAAGACATAAAAGAAAAGCCAGATCGTCTGTTTTTAAGATAACACATGCCATAACATCTTTTATCTGCTTTACAAGCTTCCCAGAATATATAAAATAATCTATTAGCTTCTCTAAAATCAGGTGCACCTACATCTATTTTGCTCCATTGTAAATACATGTAGTGTGTTCCTGTTAAATATGTTGGTTCTTTTCCGTTTAAAAACCAAAAACCTTCTTCTCTTCTTTTAAACTCTTCATCTATATAATCAAACCACTGTTCTTTTGATTCTTCAGGGTATGATCTCCAGTCAAATATATTTTTTAATCTAGATAGTTCTTTGGGATATGCTATTTGTTGCCACTTTCTTTTTTCATGCACATACACATTTTTTGGTTGCATTGGTAAAGCAATTTGCAAACCTTGTATTTCATAGATTTGGCCAATAGTACCATTTCTTGATATAACAACAATATCGTGCTCTTTATTATATCCATATTTCCATTTTTTAGTTCTATTAAGTCTAGTTATTGTAGTGTTCTTAATAGGCTCTACTATCTTGTATAGTGTTTGTTCGTAACTCATTTTGATCTTCCTTCTGCAAAGCCTTTAAATACTCTCTCTTTTTTTTCTTCGGTATCTTTCCCCTCAAGTATGTTTTCTTCTTCCTGTATTCTGTTAAGTATCTCAAATGCGTCAAATATAGCTAGTTTTTTAGTAGCTGCGGCATTTTTAAGTCTATCAGCTGATATATCGTCATCAGAATCAACAATATCTTCTTTTGCTACTTTAATCAACTCTTCAACTGCCCTGTGCCCAGCTTGGATTATACGTCTCTTCGTTTCCTTTACATTCATATTTTATTGTAATTAAATTTAAATTAACTTTGTAAAGTCTTTGACCATCTATAACAAACTCAAATCTAGCACCAACTCTAGCAAAGCCAAGTATATCTCCTTTTTTATATTCATCGTTGCCATAAACAACTTTGCCTATAAACTTTTCTTTTTCAGTAGAAAACTTATTATCTTCTTTTAATGGTTGTAAAAATATATAACCATTTAATGGTTTCCAACTGTTTTCTGTTTTAACAGCGTATATTTGATCGTGGTATATACTATAAGTGTTTTCATTTATCCAGCTTGAGCTGTTTCTTTCGTTACCTCTTACGTCATGCCAACGTCTAAATATATTATGATGAACTATTATTTCATCACCAACATTTATTCCTGTGTTGTTACCTATTATAGGGGTAGATATAACACGAGCTTTTCTGTTTATAAATTTGTGATTGAATATGTCTGTGTTTAGAATTAATTCTTTATCACCTAGTTTCTTTGCGTTATTATATCTATTCCCAATAGGTTCTACAACAAAATTGTAGATACTTCTCATTAGTACTCTAAATTATACTCTACAGATATAGCCATATTTTTATTAAAATCTTTCCAAGGTATAACCTCTTTTTTCTTTTTAATATAAATTGAGTATTTATCAGTTTCTTCTAATATATTACATATAGTATGACCACCATAAACCTCTTGACCAACTGCGTAATGCATTGCATCGTTTTTATAATCTTTACCTATACTAATTTTACGAATCAGCTTTTCCATTGTCTTCATGGTATTTAAGCTCTCCGGTTCTTACATCAACATCAGCTTTTCCATATATTTTTTCTAATTCTACTTGCATTTCATTTACTTGATCTTGCAATGTAGTTAAAGCATGCATTACTCCATGTTTTCTTTGTTCTAAAACTCCAGCTTCTCTTTGAAGCATTTCTATTTTAGTAACAAGCTCTTGTAATGATTTTAATTCATCTTCTGTAAGATTTTTAGGTTTTAAGTCAACCTTAGCTGTTTTTCTTTTTGCCATTTTTATTTTATTTAAGTTAATTTATTGTTATTTATCTATTTATACTATCACACAAAATAGCGAGTAATTACACTAGTCGTCTACTTCTGATATATAGGTATTTGTTTCTAAATCATCTACATCAATTCCATCTCCAGAACCTGTCCAATCGCCATGATTTGTAAAAGTATAATTTGAACACGTGTTTATATTGTTAAATTTACGAACACGGTCGCTAACAGTGTCCGTTGTCACTATTAGCCTATGCGCATCGTTATTGCTTTTACGCATAAATGTTATGTTTTCTTTATTAAGTGTATTAAATACTTCTTTTGTTACTATATAATAATTCATTTTATAAATTTGCTATTTCAGAATTACCAGATATTGTAAAGTTATCGTTTGATCTTGTAGCATTACCATTACCTTCCCACTTCCAATATCCTACTAAATTTTGTGATGCGCTGTGTGTTGTTGCGTTCATTACAGATCCACTATTATATAACTCAGTTACTTCGCTATCACTAAGCTCCTTATTCCATATAGTAAGATCATTATACGCTGTGGCAGTGTTGTTACCAGTTTTTCTTTGTAAACCAGAACCTGACTGACCTGAGTGAATACCATTACTACCTAAACTCCATATTCTATCGTTAGTGGTGCTTAATGGATAACTAGATCTACTACCAGAGTTACTATTTGTTTGTACTGGAGCTGCACCAGCGTCATTAGCGTTCCAATATAAAGTCATTGAAGCAGCGGTATTTGTTGTTGATTTAGTAATAGTAATCATTGTATAGTTATCACTATTTACATAACCTCTATTACTTGAACTCCAATATGTTGTTCCTAAACCAGCAGCAGCATAACCAGCTGCGTAAGCACCTGAGTTAGCGTGGAACAACCAACCACCTTGATTGTACCATTGACCACTACCAGCAACGTTACCATATCTACACTCTATTCTATTAGTTGATTCGTTGTAGATAATTTTAATCATATCTTCAATCTGCTTGGTAGCACCTGATTTTTGTCCAATAATAAAATGTATATTATCGTTTAAACTAGAGCTCCAACCTGCTTTAACCCAAAATGATATTGTCCACGCTGTGGTACCTGTAAAATTAAACGTATCGTCAGTATCAGTAAATGAAATGGCGTTAGCAGTACCAGTAGACAAATCTTTATAAACAGCTTTCGTATTGCTAAAAGGAGCAGTAGCGTCGTGATCGTAAGCATACCACTCAGACATTGCATGCGGTGTTGTGTCATTTGGCTCTTCATTAGCATTTAAACCAAAAGTATTTATTTCAGTATTTACAGCTAATTCAGTTAAACTAACATTAGTATAGGTATTGTCAGTGTCATTGTAGTTGTTAACTTCAACTTCTTTTTTAATACCTAAAAGACTTAATGAGTTACCACTAGCAGGAACAGCCATCTAACCTTTGTTTTAATTCATCAATTTGTTCTTGTTGATCTTTAACAGCTTCAATTAATAACGCAACCATCTTTTCATATTTAACAGCTTTGTAACCATTATCTCTTGTATCAACTATTTCAGGAAGTATTTTTTCAACTTCTTGAGCAACCACACCAATATCATTGTTACCATTAAATTGTTCGTGTTTATCGTTCCATGTAAATGTATAACCAGTTAAACTTTTTACTTTGTCAATAGGATTTGTTATCGCTTGTAAATTATCTTTATATCTTTCATCAGAAGATGCGTAAGCAACTACATCTTCACCAACGTTAAGTGTTTTAGCAATACCCATACCACCACTTAACTTTATAGCACCTGTAGTTTTACTTGTTGAGTTTGTTGTATTTGTAAAGCCTGTTGCTGCACTAAATGTTTTAGTACCACTTATTGTTGAGGTAGTTGATGCTTGAACAGCGCCTTCTGCGTTTGATGACACTTCGTCTAAATCTACACCAGACGTTACGGTTATATTGCTTAGTTTAGTTGCTTGAGCGCTTGATATTGTAGTTGTAGTAGCATTCATAGGTGTAAAACCTAAAGCTGTAGTTACTTGACTAGAAGTTATACCTGTTAAATAACTAGGGTCTGAACTTGGTACCCACGACGGAGTAACATCTGCACTAGCTGTAATACCGTCTAATTTATTTTTTAAAGTAGTTGTAAAGTTCTTTTGTGTTAAACCACCGTCACCAACACTATAAGTTGTATTAGTATCAGTTGAAGATATTGTAATAACACCATCAGCTTCGTCTATACTTACGTTACTACCTTTTTTAAACCTTAAAGCTTCAGTTGCAGTTAAAGTGCTATCAGCAGAGTCGTTACCATTAGAATCAACTTCTATAGTTCTAAAAGTATTATTATCAGTTTGATTGTCAAAAGCAGTTTTAAAAGCAGCTATATCAACACCATCTACTGTACCACCTACAGTAATATTACCTGATATATCAGCATTACCGTTTATATCTAGTGATGTAGCTTCTACCTCACCGTAAGCTCGCACATCACCTCCGTTAAACATTTTAAATATAGGTGCAGAGTCAGTTTCGTTGTAAAAGTAAATACTAGAAGCATCATGCTCTATTGAAATACCTTTACCTCCAGTTCTATCAAATGACATTTTTTTATCAACCCCAGCGTTGTTAACTTGTAAAGCACCGCCATTTACAACAACACCTCCTGCAAAAGTTGCACTACCAGTAGAAGATAGCGTCATTGCCGTGCCGTCAACAGAGTTTAAAAATTCAAACCCATTACCAGTTAAACCGGTACTAGCTTTCCAAGTACCGCCGTAGTTTCTAAATTGACCAGTATTCCCTGTGTAAAGATTACCCATACTAAATACACCTGCGCTATCTATATAAGCCATATGACTACCTCCTCTATAAAAACTTATTACGTCAGCAGAGCTTTCAGTTATGTACGTATTGCTACCCCCGTCTAAATAAAGTTTTTGTGTAGCGCCTATAGTAACCGTACTATGTGTAGTTAATGCTCCTGCTATATCAGCAGTGCCGTTTATATCTAAGTCATTAGTTACTACTAAATTACCAGCTGGAATATCAACTCTACCGTCATTTCTTACGCTTAAAAGACTTGAGTTACTTGAATTTCTTATTACTAAAGAATTCGCAGTGGTATCAGCAGTTAAACCTTTTATAGCTAAACTAGCCTCATAAGTGCTTGTGGTAGGATTATGTCCAATTGCTATTCTTCTATCATAATCCCAAGTGTATGGAAATTGATGCTCCATTCCTTGACCTTGATCTCCTGCTCTTGCTGTCATTAATCTAATAGATGACAATCTTACTACGTTAGTGCTTGAAGTAGGATTTTTTGTAATAGTAAGTCTTAAATAACTGTCACCTCCAAAGCTTGAAATAAATAATGTTTTAGTAGCAGTTCCAGCTGACACTGTAGACGTATGTCTTGTAGTCCATGATGATCCATCAGTAGAGCTCTCTACTAAAACATCTTTTGAAATATCACTAGATACGTATGTAAACGCTAAGTTAATCCAGTCTGGTAAAGACCAAGCAACGCCTTGAAATGTCCATCTTACAGCTTGTTCATTGGTATCAATTACGGTAACAGATTGATCTTGTTTTTGAGAAAAAAGTGATTTGTCTAGGGTGTGAGAAGAAAAATTAGTTCCATCAGTTGATATTTCTTGAGTTCTTGTGTAGTTATAATCAAATCCTAGTAAGTCATGCCATAAATAACTGTTAACTGGCATTGCCATATTTCTTGAACTATAAGTAAAGCTTAAAGAATCATTAGTAGAAGTTGTAAATTTATAATGATCTAATTTATTTATTGTTAATTCGCCTGATATATCAGCGTTACCATCTACATCTAAAGTATCACATTGCAATTCACCTGTTATATCAACACCATCAGATTTTGTTGCAAGTTTAGCAGAGTTATCATAATATAGATTTACAGCAGAATTTTCAACAGCTGTAATCATAAATTCATTGTCAGCAGCGTTTTTTAAGTAAAAGCCATTTGTATCAACAATTAAATTTCCTGATCCAGTATCTTTTATATAACTGTTACTACCACTGTGGTATATTTCAAGATCGTTACCAGCGCCAATATATAGCTTATCATTATCTTGTAAACTAAGATGACCATGAACATCTAAATTACCAGATATATCAGCGTTACCGTTAATATCTAAACTTGTGGCTTCTAACTCACCACTTACAACTGTATTGTCTTGAAGTTGAATAGTACCTCCGTTGGTATCAATTTTAACGTTTGCACCTGATATTTCATTTACAATAGAAAAATTATTATCTGTTGCACCTCCAAAACCTGTGTATGCCTTTCTACCATCGCTAATGCCGTCAGGGTACCATTGTATGTAAGAATGATCAGTACCAACTAAATTTAAAGTAGCGGCGTTTTTCGTTACTTGAAGATTACCAGCTATATCACCATCACCATCTATATCTAAACTATCAGCTTGAACCTTACCAGTAACATCTATACCAACAGTTGTTGTTTCAAACTTTTTTACACCGTTAGTGTACAAAGCGGTTTGTCCGTCTGCAGCTCCGTATATAGAGTATTCTCCAGTACTAGTCCTAATATCTACATCTCCATTATATTGTATATACTTTACACCAGTAATATCGTTATTACCCATTGCAATGTCACCGCTCATAGTGCCACCAGCTAAAGGTAGTTTAGTAGCTATACTATTTGTAACAGTTGTACTAAAGTTTGCATCGTCACCTAACGCTGCAGCTAATTCATTTAACGTGTTTAATGTATCAGGTGCTGAGTCTGATAAATTTGATATTTGCTGATCAACATATGCTTTTGTAGTAAAATCAGTTGTACCTGTTGGTGTTGAACCTGATACTCTACCGCTAAAAGCAACTTTACCACTAGAACCTGTTAAAGTATTTGAGTTAGGAAGCGTTATAGTGCTTGCAAAAGTTGCGTTACCAGTTGAATTTATTGTTAAAGCAGTTGTATTATCTGTTTTAAAAGTAATTTGATTATCAGTGCTAAAATCTATAGTGTTATGTGCGTCTCTACCTATACCACCACCAGAAGTATATATCCAAGAATTAAAGTAAGCAGCGCCAGCGTCACTCATGTCTAAAGAAAGAGCTGTTATATTAACTCCACTAGTACCGTTATTATCATTTCCTTGAAAAATTATATCAGCATTCTCCTTTTTTTGTCGGAAATTCATATCACCAGTACTATTATCCATATACATATGAGTACCTGTGTGCAGCCATTGTAAGTCGGCATCACTACCAAGTTGTATTTGATAATTGTCACCCCACTTTAAATGTGAATCAATAGTAGCACCAGAATTACCTAAAACAAGTTTTTGATTACCACCAACTTTAAATTGTAAATTATTAGCAGCGTTTTCTGTTATAAAAGTATCGCCACCACCATCAAAATATAATTTTTTTAGCGAAGCTATTTTAAGATCACCGCTAAATGTTCCACTTCCATCACTTGCTTGTAATGTAATTGCAGCTGTTTCATTATCATATAAAGCTAATAAACCTTTATTGGTTGTGTTACCATAATTTAAAGCTACACCATTAGCGTGATTAGCATTTACATGAAGATGACCACCACCTTGATTTATTGTGGAAAGTCTACCATGACTGCTTTCAAGCTTTATGTTACATTCAGAGTCATACAAATGTAATTTAGCAGTCGGGCTACTAGTACCTATACCCACATCACCGCTTTCTATGTAATGTTTTGTAGATGTTTTTAGCGTAGCGGCTGAACTTAATTGTTTAACTTCAAACTTATCTACTTTCCAAACATTTGTTTGGTCATAACCACTAACATCTATACCACCAATACCCATACCAAACTTATGGAACGTACCACCACTACCATCGTTTGTAAAATCAGTTACATCAAAAGAACCTCTGTAAGCTTGGTAACCATTTTGGTCTATATCCCAAACCATTATCTTGTTATCAATAAACCTAACCTTTAACGAGGTTGCTGTGTTGTCAGCTGTAGAATTAAACACTCCATAGTCAAAAGTAGCAATATCGCTAAAGCTTCCACCTTCTTTTTTTCTTAACTTACAGTAGGTACCATAACTTGCAGACCAAGATAAAAAGAAAAAGTTATCTGCGTCTTTATATTTAAATATTATATAAAAAGTATCGTCACTACTATCTCTTCTAAGGAAATCAACTTTAATTTCATAATCAACAGCTGTAGGCAAAGTATCACATAGGTATATCATACCGGCGCTACTAACACTAGCATCAACCTGGGCAACACCTGTACCACCTATAACGTTCCACGTTGAAGTTGATCCAGTGTCAAGAACTTTTGTCCAACCAGCACCCGTATCAGGTGTGTGAGATTCTAAAGCTGTTGTGTTAGTTTCTGTAAACGTATCGCTAAATATAACTGTACCGCCTAAATCAAAAGCTTGTAAATCTGCGTTACCAGTAACTTGTAGTTTTTGACCAATAGTTAAATAACCGTCGTGAGTAAACGTTTGCGCCTTTGACACAATATTCATTATACCAGTGTTATCTCTAGTAACAGTGTTACCATTTTGTCTTCTACCAATGTTAAGATTTATAATAGAACCTTCTCTAGGTGCACCAAAATTTATATTGTGAACAAGACCGTTTGTGTAAGGATTTTGATCACCAGAGTTTCTACCCCAACGGACATTAGTAAGCATGTCAACAAGTCCAACTCCACTGTAAGTTGTGTTGTCTAAAATGTTTACAGTACCACCATTACTATGTGTTAAGCTCACCGTGCCATAAGCGGTAAGTGTAGAGTGAAAATCGGCAGCATATAAAGAAGCTCTACCTTGCTGGTTAAACAACCCATTATTAACAAGATCTCCTTTAATACTAACGCCTTTTTTAAAACCAATACCGCCTTCACTATCATTATCAAAAACAATACCACCAAAATCCCAATACCTAACCCAATCACCAGAAGGAGCAACTGTAAAAGCTTTACCAACTGTTTCGTTTACATATAGACCACCAAAATCACCTTGATATGCTGAAGTTCTAATAGTGCAACCATCGTACGTAGCTGTTGTTACATCGAAAGCTGTTGATAATTTTAACTGATGTACCGTGTCATATGAAGAGTCTGGCATCCAAACCTTAGTACCATCTTCACTTACCCAAATATCTTCTATACTACCAAGGTTGTAATTGTTTTCGTTTTCATCAAGAGGGTGAAGGGTGAAAAAACCACCGGTTAAGCTTTTAAAATGCCCTACAGATAATGTAGAAACGTCCCAAGCAGTAGAAAGAGTGTATTGTTGGATTGCGTCAGAGTTCTGTGAAACAACCCAGAACATAGTTCCATCAGACTTAAAGTTTATACCAATAGGATCAGCAAAAGAATTTCCATTTGCTATTGTAAGCGCCTGTTCTCTAGTGTAAGACGCTGTTGAAATATCCCAAGCAGTACTCATTGTATACTGTATTACTTGGTCTGTACTGTGGCCAACTAAATAAAAGTATATACCATTTGGTGATATGTACATACCATATGGATTTGACTCACTAGCAGGTGAAGATTCTAACCCATCTAATGTATCGGTAAAAGAAGCTGTTGTAATATCCCAAGCTGTTGATAAAGCATATTCATTTACATCATCTCCTGATCTACCCGCAATATACATTTTAGTACCATCAGGTTTAAAGAATATAGCCTCGGCATTTGCCTCTTGAGAACCAACGCTTAACTCTTTTTCAGAGATTTGCCAAGTAGATATATCACAAGGATCACTAGCAATTGTGTGTTTTTGACGTTTACCTTGAATTTTTATATCGCTTAAAAACTTTTGTCCCATTTACATTTATTTAATTTGTTATTTAAGGGTGGCCGAAACCACCCTTTTAATTTGAATTACTACTATGAGTACGTTACTGCTGCTCCAGCGGCAGTTATGTGGTTACTAGCCATTATAACACATCTTACATCAGCATCACCATCTGAAACATCAGAGTCTGTACCAACATAATCAAACTGTATTGTAATGTGGTTTGTACTAGCGTCACCATTACCGTCAACTGTTGTTATACCAGCCATAACGTTTTCGTTTTTACCACTAGCAGTTTTTTGCCATAATTGTACTATTAAATCTTTAGTACCAAAACCGTGGTTAATATGAACCTTTTTGTTTGTAGTTAAAGAACTAACATCAATGTCTACAGCAACTGTTTTAACAGCACCTTTAATCCCTATAAAGTCATCACCACCACTAAGAACTATAGATTCATCAGCTGATTTTATATCTAATGTATCTGTAATAGCATCAGCTACAGCAGATGTTCCGTTAGTAACAGTACCAGCGTTGTTAGTGTTTCTAGGTCTTACTGTTTTAAATATATTTAATCCACAATTGTCAGCATCAAACGCAACTGTAACTTTATCTGTAGTAGCAGTAGTTGAAATACCAGTACCACCTTCAATATCTAAAGTATCTGTAGCAGAGTTAGCTGTTGTTGAACCAGAATCACCTGTAAAAGTTGCATATAAGTTTTGCTGACCAAGACTACCAGCTGCAGTTATTGTTATAGTATCACCAGATCTAGATGTTGATATTCCACCAGAACCTGTTAAAGTTAATGTATCTGTAACACTGTTTGCAGTAGCAGTACCACTATCAGTAGCAAAGTTCTTATAAAGATCTTGTATTATATTATAAGAGTTTGAACCATCACTAACAGTCCATTTATCTGTACCTTCATTCCATAGTAAGTTAACGTTTGTTGAAGTACCTCTTTCAATTTCAATACCACCGTTTTGAGATGGTGTACCTGTTTCATCAGAGTTTAGCACTATAGTATTATCACCAATATTAACAGTGTTTGAGTTTACAGTAGTTGTTGTACCATTAACAGTTAAATTACCAGTAATAACAACATCGTCTGGCATACCTATAGTAATTGTACCATTGTTACCAGTAGATTCTGTAATTGCTATTTCATTAGCTGTACCCGCAAAAGTTAAAGTGCTGCTTGTACCAGAACTTGGTGTTAACGTTGCAACAGCTGTGTTAGAACCTCCAGAACTTACAGGTAGCGTGTATGTTGTATCACTACTTGCCGCAGTATAAGAAGGAACAGCCCATTTATTATCTTTTGTTAAAAATCTATCAGTTGTGTCAGCAGTACCATCTACAGCGCTTAAGTCAAAGTCTATTGTTCCAGCGTTAATCACAGTTGCTTCTACATAAGTACCGTCTCTCATTCTTACTTGGTCAGCAGTAGTTGTAGTACCGTCAATTGTTTTTTGCAATACAATCATAGCTTCACCTGTTGGCGAGGTTGTGCTGTCTGCGGCTCCTATGTTGTATAGATCTCTTGGATTACTCATAGTAGTTGTTTCAACAGCAGTCACGTGACCTTGAGAGCTTGTTGTAATACTAGATATAACAGCAAGAGTGTCTGTAGCTCCAGAGTTAAAAGTTTTAGTTGCTGAAGTATTACTTCTTGATACATTATCGTGACTAATAGTTACAACAGGTGCTGAACCACTTCCAGAAGTTGCTGTAGTTATTAAAGTTCCACCAGTTAGATCTAAAGTATCTCCGTTATCAACTTGTATATTACTACCACCATCAGACTGAATATTCCAGTTCATGGTGCCAGTAGTGCCAAAAGAAAAGTCTCTCCAAGCAGAACCGTCCCACCATTTAGGTATGTTAGCTGAGGTGTCTAATATAATGTTACCAGCAGTGCTTACAGCCGGTGTGTATGTGCCTGAGGAAGCTCTGTACATTTTTGCAGCTCTCAACTCATGCTCATTAATGTTTAAATGATTTAAAAATTTCATGATTTGTTTTTTATTTTTTAGTTACAGTATACATATCCAGAGTTATCGGCACTCAGGTATATCTTACATTGATTATTATTTACGTGTTCTACATCGGCTTCAAATTGTTGGCCGCTTGGTATGTTGCCGGTAAAAGCCTGAATAGCAGGTCTTTTTCCTAGGTTATGGTTTACTGTCCAAGTGCTAGAAGCCGTGTTTTGAACATGGGTATAGTGTAAGTCACCATCTTGAGCCCAAGGCTCTATTATGTATAAATCAGCCAATGGTGTGCAACATAGGTTGCCATTGCTAGATATGTGCGTTAAACCCATATCGTAGAAGTTTGTGTTACTAGAGTCTTGTACAAAACTAGTAACTTTAAATATCCCGTATATATTAGGATTTTCAATATAATATATTATAACTTTTAAGTTTAAATGTTCTGCCAGAATGTTTTGCGCAGTGTTTGGTGAAGGATTGTTAAGATGAGTTGCGTAAGGAAATTTACTAAACTTTAACGTTGTAACGTTTGCAAAAGGAAAATTACCTAAGTTTGTTGATATGTTTATTGTACCTCCTTTATAATCAGTTCCACTAGCATGTAAACCATTATTGTTAAATAAAAATGCTAGCGCTCTAGGATCGCACTCTGTTATATAATTTGTTATAGAATTATTTTTTGTTGTAAAAGTATTATTAGTTATAAAAGTATTACTAGTACCACCTCCACCTGTACCACCACCCGTACCTCCTAAACGAAAGTTTCTTGTAACATCAAGTTCGTCAGAGCCATGAAGCTTATCCAAATTATTTAAAACTGGATCTATGGAATAAGTCGAGATTCTAGCCATTTATTTTTTTACTTTTTCTAATGATCTTCCACCAAAATATGCACCAATAACTGTTATTAACACTAATTGTAATAAATCAGTCCATTTGTCTTGCACTTGAAAACTTAAAACACCAGCATCAATAAATATTAGTAATACAGTTGCTATTACTAAAAATACTAATACTAGTGGTCTTATATTTTTACTTAGCCACGAGTCTGAGTTCATGTCTAATTTCCATCTTTCAGTTACTTGTTTTTGCATCTCAGCTTCGTAACCTAAGATCATGTCTTTTATTGCTTTTTCTGCAGCGGCTTTTTCTTCAGCTGATGTATGTAAATTGTCTATAACACCGCCAACATTTTTAATTAACTCACCAGCTCCAGCTGAAAATATTTTACTTAGCATACTGGTTATTTTTTTGGAGGAACATCTCCTGTTATTACATAATTTTTATTACCTGTTTTTTTAGTTTTATAATCACCTCCTATTATATAGTTGTTTTTTATACGCGCATTACCAGGTCTTATAGTATCATTTTTTGCAAAGTTCTTGCTGTCTTCTAAAATTAAAGCGTACTTATTACCTTTTTTATCTGTATTTAACTCACTAGTATTTTCACCGACCGTGACAGTTTTATCCGATTTTAAAGGTGAATCTGAATTACACATGCATTTAGTTCCGTAAAACTGACTACCTTTCATTTTAAAATTACTCATGTTATTGATTTTTATAAGCAGATTTTTCCCAAGGAAAAGATTTACTTCCTTCTTCTGTCCACTTTCCGTTATACTTTATTTTACCGTCTTTTCTAGGATAAGTTTTACCATTGTACTTTATCCAGTCGTCACCATATGATAATTTACCTTCTTTCATTTCTTTCGCATGTACCATTTCATGACTAACAACTTCTTTAAATTTAGCGCTACCTGGCTTTAAACTTTTATCAACAAATATAGTACCGTCCATATTAGCCTCACCTAAAACACCTTGGTCAAGGTTTTTTCTATAAATAGGTACGCTATTATCTGGTGTTCTTGTTTTTCTTTTTTCTCTTCCTAGTTTAAACGCCATTATCTATCTTTGTCTTTTATCATATCATCTATAGCTTTATTATAAACTTTATCTGTATATGATTTGTTATTAAAAAATTTACTTCTTTCTGATGTTGGTAAATCTTCTTCACCTAGAAGTATTCTATATATTCTACTTATTACTTGACTACACTTAAATGAAGTTTTAAATACTGAATACTTAATAGTTGTTCTGTTTCTATGTCTCCAAGTTTCTATCCAACCTTCTCTTTTTAATCTTTCCCATCTGTTTTTATCCCAAGAGTAAGTATATGCGCCGTTTATAAAATCATTTCTAGTAAATCTTCCTTTACAGTCTAAATATATTAACAACTCCAGATCAGCGTCGGTTATGTTGTAAGTTTTACAAGCCCATTTTCTTGCTAATCTGTAGTATTTAAAAAGGTTAATTTCTCTTAAAACTTGAGCTGTTAATTTCATTCAACAAACACAACATCTCTCATACGTATAACGTGGTATAATTTATCGTTCCACTCAATACCTGCTCCAGCATGCTTGTCATAACAAACCACTTCTTCTTCTTTTATACCTTGAACTAAACTACCAATTGATATAACTTTAGCCCTAGCATATCTAACTTCTTTGTCAAGATCTTCAGTTAGTAACAAGCCGTTTACTTTTCTTTCAGCTTGTTTTATTTTTTCTATTAATATGTAATCGTTAACTGCCCTCATCTGCTCGTATATTTGAAATTACACAATCTGCAGATATAATTGTTGACACAACGCTTACTGCATTTTTAAGAGCTGTTTTAGTAACTAATACTGGATCAATAATTCCAACTTCAATCATATTAACTTTTTCACCAGTAACAGCGTTTACACCTACGCCTTCTTCTTTAGTTTCTTTTGTATCTATACCAGCATTTGCTAATATAGTATAGTAAGGTGATTTTATAGCCTTAAGTAATAAGTTTTCACCAACTTCTTTGGTGTTGTATGAATTACTAGCGTTTATTAATGCTACACCACCTCCAGCTACAATACCTTCTTGTAAAGCTGCTTTGGTAGCGTATATAGCATCTTCTACTCTATCACGCTTTTCTTTTAACTCTACCTTAGAATTAGCACCCACTTTGATGACTCCAACGCGACCCGATAACATAGACAGTCTTTGTTCCAGTTTTTTCTTAATGTAAGAATTTTTTTCGTCAGATACGAGTTTTCGCACTTGTTCGATTCTTTCCGGTAAATGTTCTTGAACATCGTCTAGTGTTGTTATAACTGTATGCCTATCATCAGTAACCGCATAAGCAGCTTCTCCAAGGTGTTCAGTTGTTATTAAGTCTAAGTCATCTCCAAGCTCTTCGTTTATTATAGTGGCACCTGTTAATATTGCTAAATCTTCACAAGTGTCATTTTTAGTAGGACCAAAGCCTGGTAAGTCGATAATATTTACTTTTATATTACCTTTTATTTTATTCATCATTAAAGCTTGTTTAACTTGGCTAGCTACCTCAGCCACAATTAATAAAGCTCTGTTTTGTTTGATAACGTACTCAAGTATACCTTGTATTTTTCTTACATTCGGTATTTCACTTGTTACAATCAGTACTAGTGGGTTATCAAGCTCACACTTATGTTTGTCTTTGTCTGTAACAAAATGAGGAGATGTTAGTTTACACTCCATTTGTACTCCCTCAACAACATCAACATAAGTTTCGTCAGTTTCAGATGTTTCCATTAAAACAACACCATCTTTACCAACAGTTTCATAAGCCTCTGCTATAATTTTTCCAAGCTCTTTATCATTGTTACAACTTATTGAGCTTACAGATCTCAGCATATCGCCCTCAATCTTGACAGCAGACTTATCTAAATATTTTATTATTTTTTCAACACCCTTATCAAATCCGTCTTTTATTTTTCTAATAGAATATTTTTTATCAACATTGTAAACTTCAGTTAATAAGGCTTGAGCTAGTACTGTAGCAGTTGTAGTACCGTCTCCAGCTTGGTCTACTGTGTTTTTAGCTGCTTCTTTAATTAGTGTAGCTCCTAAGTTTTCAACCGGGTCAAGTAAGACAACAGATTCTGCTACTGTTACTCCGTCTTTTGTTATGACCGGGTTGCCTCTTGCGTCTTCATATATAACGCATTTACCAGAGGCGCCAAGAGTAGACTTAACTGCTGACGCTAGCTTGTCTACTCCGGCTTTAATTTTGTTTTTAGCTTCCTCACCAAAGTTAAGTTCTTTGACGAGTACGCTAGGCAAATTGTACTCCATATTATATTTAATTTAATTTAATTGAACTTTGATTATTTAAAGGTTTTAATAACCTTAGGACCACTTGCTGCCTCTAATTTTTTAGAGAAATGGTCGATGCTGCCGTCAATGGCAGCCTCAGCACCATCAATGGTCTCTCTTCGTGTTACATCTACCCAAACATCGTCTGAGTTTAGTTGTAAACATTCAGTTTGGTAAAATCCATTAGGCAGTTGAGTTATTCTCCAGTTACTTTTAGTAGCTAGATGTTCCCACTGCTCAATAGTTTCTTTACTCGGTTTTTGGTTGCCAGTAGTTAACGTACTGGTCTTGTAGTATAAATAAGTCATTTTGGTTTATTTTTGGTTAATACTTATTGGTATAGGGTCTTTCCCTATTTTTTCTTTTTTGTTTTAGCGTCCCAGGCTCCTCGTTTTT